CCCCACAGTCATTAAATCTTTTTATGGCAAAACCGGATTTTAATAAAATAACAAGTATGCATTTTTATGCATGGAAAAAAGGATTAAAAACTGGACTATATTATCTAAGGACACTTTCAGCATCTAAAGCACAACAAGTAACGATTGAACCAGAACAAGTGTGCAAACTCGGTGATAAAAATTGTATTATGTGTAGCTCATAAAAATTATTTTAAGAATTTGTATATTATTCTTAAAATAATTGTATAATAATATATGACTAACCCAGTTGAAAATATTACTAAGACTATAAATTGTGAAAAATGTTGCTCATGTCCTGATACATCTAATATAGATATTCCAAATATAAAACCAAAATCAAATCCTAAATTAGATAAATTAAAAGAGCAAATGCAGGCATATAGTCAAAAAGCTGGACAAATGTATGATAAGGCGAGTGAAAAAGCAAAACCTATGATAGATTTTATAACACAAAAATGGTATATAATTTTAATTGTTATTGTATTATTATTTGTAGCATTTATTTATTTTAAATATTTCTTTAGAAGAAGTGAAATTGCTATAAAAATAATTAAATCTTATCGAGATAAGATGAATATAGGACCTATTGCGGATAATAAAGAATTAATGATGGGAAAATATAAATTATGTGACTTTTACATCGCAAGTAGTGCTAAATCATATCTTCCTTGCTCTCAATATTATGATTATGCTAGTATTGATGTAATTCAATGTATAATAGAATCTGGAGCAAGATATATTGAATTAGATGTTTTTCCTAGTTCATTTTGTTGGAATTCAGACCCTGTTGTAATGAATGGTGATATAAATGGTCTTTGGCCCTGGACAACGCGATTATGTTTTGATAAATGTATTGAACGAATTCATCAAACTGCTTTCACTTCGCAAAATGTAGGTAACACGAGTGATCCTTTTTTTCTATATTTAAATATTAAATGTTTTGATAATGAAAAATTATTAAAAAAAATAGCTGATATACTTGATAAATATTTAAAATATAGAATGTTATCAAATTCATACAAGACAAAAGATATAGCTAAAGTGCCTATAAAAGAATTTATTAATAAATGTATAATAATTAGCAACCGCACATGGGAAGGAAGTTCTATGTCAGAATATGTTAATTTCGCTATGAGTGTTAAAATTAACAGTCAATCACATGAACAAGTAATTGAAACGCATGACCCTCTATATTTAAAAGAGACTAATAAACAAGCATTAACTAGAGTATATCCATTATTTACAGGAAGAGATACCAAAAATTATAATCCAATATCTCCCTGGTTATATGGATGTCAATTTGTGTGTATGATAAATCAGGTTAACGACATAAATATGGATATCTATATTGAAAAATTTAAAAACTGTAGTCTAATTTTAAAACCTGAGCCATTACGATATAAAGAAGAAGTTATACCAGATCCTGTTCCACAAAATAAAGCGGTTGATATGAAACCAATTTATCATGAATCTCCATATGGTAATTTTACATATTAAACTATGTATTAATAAATTATATAGTTTAATATTATTTTTTATATCTTGTTATAAAATGTATCAAATAGTAAGAATCTAGTTCAAAAAATATATCATTTATTAATTTTTTGCACGTCAAAAAACATGTCTCTAAATCAGTATCTATTATAGGTCTATCGCGAAAAATACGAACTCTTTTCTCTTTACCATCAATCATTTTGGGTTCAATACGCTCTTCAATACATTTTTCCAAATGTGATACTAATAATGTCACTTTATTATATATTGAGTTTTCTAGCTTATTAAGATTATTAGTGTCTTCTTCAGTTATATTTGTTTTATCAGATATATCTAAATAATATTTATCTAATTCTTCCTTATTATCTATCCATTTTCCATTGTTTTCCATACATTCAGTTTCATTATCAATTTCAATCATAGATAAATGTGTAAGAAGACGCTGATCCTCTAATTTAACATTTGCTAATATTTTATTTCTTATATCAGGATCTATTGTTATAAGATTTGTGTTATTACCTAAGATAAATGGTAATGAGGGTTTTATAGGTATTTTTGATACAGACAATGGATTATCACTTACACATAAACCTCCATTTTTAATGCGATTCAATTTCAGATGAACTAAACGCACAGTGTTAATTATTGCTCCTACTAAATTAATTTTTTTAACATAATATTCGGCTAATTTATTACATACATTTTCTTTATTATTACTTTTAACTAATTCATATATTACTTGACTACATAATTTATGTAAAACTTCATCATCCGTATTTTCTAACATATCGCTTTTAATTTTTAAGCGTATATCTCTACAAAAATTATCTTCAAGCAATTTATCCATATTTTTTTCAGTAAGTATTTCTGTGCACATTTTGTCTAAATTATCTTTAAAATTGTCAATTGATTTTGATTCTATAGTTGATATTTTATTACCCATATATATTTTAAAATTATATTATTTTATTATGATAATTTATAAAATAAATATATATAATTTCTTATTCATCATTACAACATTTCTATATTTAACCAATAAATAAACCATTATAGTTTTTAGTAGTATGAATATATCATTCTAGATATACGAGTTTAATTATATATTAATTTATACTATATAATTTATCAAGATCTTCTCTTCCATATTTTGTAAAGATATATCTATATTTTATTATCCACATTTTAATATGTGATATCGTTTCCAAAAGTTCAACTTCTTTTACATATGTATCATATTTATAATTTAATATATCTTTTTCATTAAATAATATTTTTAATATTTGTTTTTTTAACTCAATAATTTCCATCATATATATACTATACAAATATATATGAAATTATTAACACATTAATATATAATCTTGCTTATATAAAGAACTTGCTCATTTGAAATAAACTCAATTGTTTCAGCAAATTGCCAATTCGTATTTATCAAAATACCACCATTTAATTGATGACAACATACTTTTCCTATATAAAAACACTTATTTATTTTATAAATAACATAATGCCCTTTATGAAATACATTAGTATTGTTTTTTTTTAAAAATAATGATAAAGGATATTTTTTTTAATTATATATCATATATTTTATTAATTAATTTTTTTAAAAATATTAATCAATTTTTTTATGTTATAATAAAAAAATTGATAACATAAATACTTAAAGAAATAAACATCAATATATTAACATAGATATGACCAGTGAGAGAGTTGCTATAGGTATTGATTTAGGCACTTGTATGAGTTGCGTAAGTGTTTTTCAAAATGGAAGAGCGGAGGTTATTCCTAATGATCAAGGTAATAGAATTACACCTTCAGTTGTTAGTTTTTCTCCTACGGATGGGGAGCGTATGGTAGGTGATTCTGCTAAAGCATCCGCTAATTCAAATCCAACTAACACTTTATTTGACGTTAAACGCATAATTGGGCGTTCATGGGATGATAAGGGTCTAGAAGATGATATTAAAAGACTTCCTTATCTTGTTAAAAATGATGGAAACGGAAGACCGCAAATAGAGGTAGATTATAATGGTGAAAAGAAGTTATTTTATCCTGAGGCTATCAGCGCCATGGTTCTTACTAAAATGAAGGAAGTAGCAGAAGCCTATTTAGGTAAAAAAGTGACAGATGCTGTGGTCACTGTTCCTGCATATTTTAATAATCAATGTCGTGATTCTACAAAAACAGCTTGTCAAATAGCTGGTATGAATTGTCTTCGTATTATCAATGAACCTACTGCGGCTTCTATAGCATATCATTTAGATAAAAAGAAAGAAAAAGATCAATATGTTCTAGTGTTTGATATGGGTGGTGGCACACACGATGTTTCTCTGTTGGAAATAACCACTGATGGCTTAATAGAAGTAAAGGCTACTGGTGGTGATGTTCATTTAGGTGGAACAGATTTAGATGATCGTCTTCTTAAATATTGCGCAGACGAGTATAAAAAGAAGCATAAAACGGATATTTCTTCAAATGTAAAAGCTATGCGTCGTTTGCTATCAGCGTGTGAGCGTGCTAAAAAGACACTTTCAAGTTCTCAATCAACAACAATTGATGTTGATAGTCTTTATGATGGTGTTGATTTTAATATAACACTCACTCGTGCTAAATTTGAAAGTTTATGTAGCGATATCTTTCAACGAGCAATTGAGCCTGTTTCTAGAGTATTAAGTGATGCTAAGATTTCAAAGAACCAAGTGGATGAAGTTGTATTGGTCGGTGGTTCAACTCGTATTCCTAAAGTTCAAGAAATGCTTTCACAGTATTTTAATGGAAAGGAGTTAAATAAATCAGTAAATCCAGATGAAGCTGTTGCTGTAGGTGCGTGCATTCAAGCATCTATTTTGATTGGTGATAAATGTGAACAGACAAAAGATTTATTGTTGATTGATGTTAGTCCTTTATCTCTTTCAATTGAAACAGCTGGAGGTATTTCAACTGTAATTGTTCCTAGAGGTTCAACTATTCCTTGTAAAAAATCTGAAACATTTTCAACATATGCTGATAATCAACCTGGATGCACTATCCGTATTTTTGAAGGAGAACGCAAATTTACGAAAGATAACAATTTATTGGGTCAATTTGATTTAAGTGGATTTCCACCTGCTCCTCGTGGTGTTCCTAAAATTACTATTGATTTGGATATTGATTCTAATGGGGG